AACATACAATTTGAATAAGAGACAAACATGGCACACTACGCATTTTTAGATGAGAACAATATCGTGACCGAGGTCATCGTGGGCAAGCACGAGGGCGAACAAGGTGTTGACTGGGAAGCACATTACGGCAACTTCCGTGGGCAAGTCTGCAAGAGGACGAGCTATAATACGTGCGCTGGTGAGCACTCCAACGGTGGCACACCGTTCCGCAAGAACTATGCGGGCATTGGCTACACCTACGATGTGGCGAGAGATGCTTTCATCCCACCTCAACCATATCCTAGTTGGACATTAGACGAAGATACCTGCCAGTGGCAATCACCAGTGGCCATGCCTAGAGATGGACAGCGATATGCGTGGGACGAGATCACCCAGACCTGGCACGAGGTCACTGAGATCACGCCGGATGCAAACGAGTAATTACACACGATGACCACGCGGATAAATCAGTTCAACATCGCCAACACAGCCACTCCCGAGCTGGCCGAGCTCACGGTCACTGGCAACGTCACCGCCAATTATTTCCTGGGCAATGGCTCGCAGCTGACAGGGCTACCCCAAGGATACGGCAATGCCAACGTCATCGCCCTGGGCGAATCCGGCTGGGGCGGCAACATCCTGCCCTCGGCCAACATCACTTACGATCTGGGCACTGCCAACCTGCGCTGGCGCGACCTCTATCTCGCGGGCAACACCATCGATCTCGGCGGTGCGCACATCAAATCCGACGCGCAATCCGGTGCCATAGCCCTGGTGCCCGCACCAACAGCCAATGTGGCCAACCCCTCGGCCCTGGTCATATCCACCAGCGGTGGCATCAATGTAGTGGAAACCACCGGTGGTGAGATCTCAGGCAACGCTATGGCCAACGCGGCGGCCACGGCATCACCACCCGGAGCGCCCAGGATCACCCAGATAATAGTTACCGACGGTTCATATAACCCCACAGGTGCCACAGCAGTGGCTCTCGCGGGCGGTTTCGTGCAGATCGTGGGCAACGGATTCCAGAGCGGATGCCAGGCTCTGATCGGTTCTACGTCAGCCACGGCCACTGGGTTCCAGTCCAGCGAGATCTTGGATGTGCAGGTGCCCGCCCAGAGCGCAGGCAGCTACATCGTGTATGTAGTGAACCCCGACGGGGGAGTGGGCCTGCGACCCAACGGCATCACCTATTCTGGCCTGCCCACCTGGGTCACGGCGTCCACCCTGCCAAACCAAGTGTTTGGAAACATCAGCATACAGCTAGAAGCCACCAGCGACAGTGCTGTGACATATGCCTTGGCCGCGGGCAATTCATTGCCTGGCAATCTCAGTCTCAGCAGCGCGGGTCTTATCAGCGGCAACGTGACCTCGCAGGCCGTGAGTCCTACCACCTATAATTTCACCGTGGCAGCCACGGATGCTGAATCACAGGCCAGTCCTCGCAGCTTTGACATGTTAATAGACGAGTTTAATGAGGTTGAGGTTGAATATCTAGTTGTAGCTGGTGGGGGCGGAGGAGGAGCTGGTGGGGGCGGAGGAGGAGCTGGTGGTCTCCTCACAGGAACGACGACCTCAACAACTGTGACAAATTATACAGTGACCGTAGGAACAGGCGGCGCAGGTGGTCCTCTCAACAATCCTACCGGAGCCACCAAAGGTAATAATTCTGTTTTCCATGATCAAACCGCTATCGGTGGTGGTCCTGGTGGTGGCACACCAAATTCCGGCGGTTCAGGTGGTGGTGGCGGTTATGGATATAATTTAACCGGTGGCGACGGCACGGCAGGGCAGGGAAACAACGGCGGCAACGGAATAGTCGGCGGCGCCTGGGGAGGCGGCGGAGGTGGCGGCGCTGGCAGTGTCGGAGGGAACGCTCCTAGCTTAGGCGGCACCGGAGGCTATGGTTTCACATCATCTATTTCTGGAACAGCAGTAGCTTATGCTGGCGGTGGAGGTGGTGGACAGATCGGACAGGGTAGGGATGGTGGAGGTAACGGTGGCAATGGTGACGGGCTAAATACTCAAACTGAAGGAGCGATCAACCGAGGAGGCGGCGGTGGCGGTGGCGGCAACGGCGGTACCTTTGCCGTGGGAAGGAACGGTGGATCAGGTGTAGTCATCTTGAAATACCCCGCCTCCCGCACCATCTCCAACCCCGGTGGCGGCCTAACGTTCACCACCTCAACCGCAGTAGCAGGATATAAGATAACAACCTTCACCGCTGGTACCGGCAACATACAATTTGAATAAGAGACAAACATGGCACACTACGCATTTTTAGATGAAAACAACACGGTCACTGAAGTGATCGTTGGCAAAAACGAAGGCGAAGATGGTATTGATTGGGAAACACACTATGGTCGATTCCGAGGTCAGACTTGCCGGCGCACCTCATACAATACCATTGGTGGGGTTCACTCTGGTGGCCGCACCCCTTTCCGCAAGAACTACGCCGGCATCGGCTACACCTATGATGCTGATCGCGACGCCTTTGTGCCGCCGCAACCATACCCATCTTGGGTCTTGGTAGAAGACACCTGCCTTTGGTCAGCTCCCTCTCCCATGCCCGATGATGGTGCGCGCTACACCTGGCACGAGTCCAGCCAGTCTTGGCACGAGGTCACTGACCCTGCTGACTAGATCTGATTGATAGCATGCCCTTAAACTTTCCAACAAACCCCAGCGTCAACAACACCTACTCATTCGGCGGCAAGACCTGGATCTGGAACGGTGAATTTTTGATGGATGCCGTCTGATGCAACAACGTTACCGACAGGATTATCCCGGTGAGTTCATCATAACGCGAACCACGTTCCGTGATGGTCGCAAGATACAAGAGCGAGAGTGGATCGACAACCCCATAGTAAACCAGCACATATCAGGACGCGCCGCGGTGATAGCCACCGCTGACGATCGAGAGAGATTTGATCATGCCCGGCTACAGTATCATCGCGGAGGCCTGCGCGGCAGCCGGCGATTGCAGACTTATGCCACGGGCGAGGTCTGGCAACACATGCGATTAGATTTTTACGTCACCACCCACGTGCCCACGCTGGAGGCCATACGCGGTACTGACTACGGTGACAATACCACGGTGTATACCAATCTTTCCAATGTGCTGTTGTTTCCCGGTGATTTTTTCTTGGTACCGCATTCGCCGCGACTGCATCAGATAGCGCTGCCCTTGTATCTCGCTGCGTTTGATGGGCACCGAGAGATCTTCGTCCTGGGGCTTGATCGCGAGACCAAGATCAGCGACCCACAGTGGATACGAGACGTTGACACAGTGATGTCGGTGTATGACAGTACCACGTTCTATCTCGTGGGAGTAGAAAGCAACATGCCTGATTCATGGCGGCAACATCCAAACGTCCGGTGCCAGCAGTTCCGTGAGTGGATCAGTTACTGCGATATCTGATCAAGCGTAGTTTTTCCTGTACCACATCAAAATTCACGGTGTTCCACAGGCCCGGATGCAACGGTCTGGGATACACGTCTGGGTCTAACCAAGCATATCCACGATGTTCGTTATTGAGCCGCGGCCGGAACTCGCGATCTATGCCAGCGAAAAATGTGTGGTATACGAACCTATCATCGGCGCTGGTAAACTGTTCCAACGGCACGAGATACTGTATGTTGGGTATCACGCCAAGTTCTTCGTGGCATTCGCGCGTGATGGCCTGCAAGATATTTTCATTGCGCTGTATCTTGCCGCCTGGCAGCGCCCAGCAACCGGGATTGCGCACATCGCTGCGCATGAGATAGAGACATCGATCAGTGTCTTGGGCATGAAACCACACGCCCACCGCGGCTAGAGTACCAGGCTCCATTCGCCTCCCGGATACAAACCTTCGTAGCTCTTGACCCACTCACGACCAGTCCAGCGGTATTGCAACCCCGTGGTGATGTTGGTGATGAACTGCGCGTTGCTGATGGCGTGGCTGTCAAAACTCACGTTCCACTGGGCGCCATCATACTCTATGATGTCGTTGGCCTGGGCTACAACATCGCCCCAGGCCAGGGTACTGGAACCAGCATCGCCCATGTCTTCCAGTATGAGGTATCTCTGCCCTGCTGTGGCCACGGCCAGTCCCGCACCGGGACCGCTCAGCAAAGGATTGATCACTGCCAGCACTGGTTGCATGGTGTTGGCTGGTACTGTGTCAGCATCAACATCAAACAGCAAGAATCTCTCGTCAGTGGGATCGATTACCACGGTACCAATGACCTCATCACCACCAGCGCTGTCTAGGCGTATCTGGCTGATACCAGGCCTAAAAGCACCATACATGCCTATCACCGCGGGCCAATACTCGTTGCTGGCAGGAAATTGTTGCGGATCAGTGTTGCCGTTCATGGGATTTACCACGGCACTGGGGCGCAACACCTGTAGTTTGTTGCCAATCAGCAGCACCTGATACCCATATGGGGTGATCTTCTGGCGCGTACCCAGCAAGAGATCACTGTCAGCGATGGCTTCGTTGGCATCACCCTGTGAATCAAATACCGAAGCCACGATGCGTTCTATGACTCCCAGTTTGCGTACCTTGGCCGGTGATGATATCCATATAGGCAACGAAAAGCGCATGGTCATGATGTCTATGGGGTTTTCAGTGCCTACGGGTATGCTGCGGCTGGTCCACTGCACATCGTCTAGATTGACCACGCTGAGACTGGTCCAATCTAGATAGTTGTCAGTGCTCTGTATCTCCAGCGCGGGATTGAACAAGGTAGAGATCTGCTCAAACAGCTGGAATTTCTGATTGGTGTTTGATGTCCAGATGTCACAGCTGATGGTCATCTTGTAAGGCACCGGCATCAAGCGTTCGATGGTAAAAGCGTTGCCCTGCGTGGTCTCATAGGTCTCGGTGTCTTGGTCCCAGGTACGTTGCCGCACCTGCGTGCGGCTCACGAAGTAAGGTTCCTGCATGCGCGGACGATCATACTCCATGGCAGTGATGTAGAAAGTTATCAGTGGTGCTGACGGCATTGAGCTGGCAGAGTTGTCTTGTGCCACGGTCTGTGCTTGCCGGCTCCAGTCTCCATATCTCACTGGCACCCGCACCAAGGTCTCGTTCTCGGAACCCTGCGCACCATACATGATCTGGAAGTTTGAAAATATACGGGTGAACTGCAGCAAGAAACGTCTTATCTGGTTGTCATAGAAATATTGTTGTGTCATCAATCCTCCAGATTTGGTTGTCCGGGTTGCGTACCGGGCCTGCGCCGTGCGGGCTTGTTGCCACCGTCGTTGCCGTTGTCAGCACGCGGTTTCAGCAATTGGCTCAGGCTCTGGCGGCTGGGTATGTCGCCCTGATCGGTGGTCTGCACCGTGTATTGATTGTTGACGAAGCTGCTGCGCAGCGTGTTGTTGGCAGGGCCATTTGAGAGGTCAGTGCGTACGTTTTCTTCGATCTTGAGCCAGCGCCGTCCGTTGTAGCGGAACAGGCGATTTGGGAAATAATCAAGCCGGAGAGCATAGTCTCCTTCTTGGGGATTGGCGGGGAAGCTCACGCCCGGGGTCACTGGCAGCCCATTGGGCGCTATGCCATCGCCAGTGAGATAGCCCATGGTCCATCCATCGGCCCGTGGAGTCTGTGACGCGCCGCTGACGCTGACGCCCGACTGGTCTGCTGTGGGCAGCAGTTGATCCACGGTGACTCCTGCGGGATCCGCTGGTGTACCATCGGGGTTAGTGGGAAAGATATAGAACCGCACTGTGTCGTAGCCACTGAGTGGTACTTCAAGCTCGGCCGCGGCCAGGATGGCATCGTTGATCTCGAGATCACGCGGTCGGGTGCTGGATTCCTGCGCCACGGTGCTGGGATTCTCGATCTCGATCCAGTAGTCGTGGTCAGTGATATCAGTGCCCGGGGGTACGTCCTGCACTGCCTGGTAATACTGATCGCCGGAATTAACTATGCTGCCCTGGGGGTAGAAGTTGCCGTCGTCCCAGATCTGCTCGGGCATGAACGGACGATCCAATATCTCCTTGTATTCTTGGCTGTTGACCAAGGGAGTGGCCTTGACTCGCCAGAGGTGCGGCAGCCAAGTCTGGGAGAATCCCTCTGAAGCGAAATTGGTGTCTTGTATGACGTAATAGCGCGGCAGGGCCCGGGGTATAGCAGGGTCCAAAGGGTTCATGTCTCGTAGATTTGGTACTTCCAGAACGTCACCTGACATCAGCTTGCGACCAACGGTGTCGATCATGTCATTGTAGTGGAACGTTATGAACAGGGTATCATTCTGCAGGAACAAGCCAAACTGAGTGAGATCAAAATCTATGTCCTGTACGTTGTAAACCCCGCGCAATCGATATATGTCGGGATCATAGGCCCGGTCACGGTTCTCGCCCAGCAGCAGGTCTTGGATGAACAACGGATCTTCGGAGGTGTAGTTGGGTTGTGTGGGGTCGTAATTGCCAGACTCGGCCGAATCTCCGGTGCCAGTACGCGGGCCCAGATATTTGTGGATATAGAGATCCAGGCCACCAACGGTGTATTGTTCACTGATAATCTTATCGATGAACTGATAGTCGTTGGTTCGATTAGGACGCCATAGACTTAGCCTAGGAATTTATATTCTCCTCGAACATTTTGCAATTAGATCCATGCCACCGATAGAAATTGGCTTGTCCGCCAATAATTTTTTGACAGTGCGGACATGTCAATTTGTCTTTGGGCTTGCGAAGTTTGGACAATGTAGTTTCTGAATGTTTTTTGTTAAAAAAAGGATTATCAGCTCCGCACATCCGAACACCGAAAAAATGATTATTGGCGCCACTTTGCCAAGGCCTTTTTTCACCTTTGCGACTTTTATTGACACGAATCATATTATCTCTTCGTATGGCTTTTTCCTCTGCACCTTCAGCGTCGGCCCTTCGTTTGGCTGATTTTTTGAGGGGAGTTATCCATAAATCGGTAAATTCTCGATTCTTCAAGATTTGGTTCAAACTGATTTTTAATTGTTCATACAGCTTGCTGTTGACTTTATATCGATATTGTTTCTCCCCAGCACTGTGCATCATCCGCTTACAAGCGTAGGCCATTTTCTGTTGATCTTGTCCACTGGTCATCTTGGTTAGAAGCCAATGGCATAAGAAATGTTCTCTGGCAGTCAATATCACCAGATTTGATGCTTGATTGCTGCCGCCCAAACTCCTTGGCACAATGTGATGTTTTTCTCGATAAAGGTCAGATGACAGCGTTCTGGCTTGAGCTCGCAAGATGATCTCGTTGTACCACTTGGTATATTTGAACTTATTAAACATCATGATCCAGTATTTAGTTGACCCTTAAATAGCATCGTGCTACAATACATGATCCTGTTCTGGAGATAATCATGGTCAAGACTCGTGCCGCTGCACCCAAACCCCTAAAACCCATGAACCCGCGCACACCGGATGTCAAGTACACCGGTTCAGAACCCGAATGGCCGGTTCAGCCCACACCAGAAACACGCAACAGCGCACTGATTGGTGGTTTCAGCTGGTACAATTATCACTACGGCAAGCGAGATGCTCGAGAATTACTGACAGAATGGTTGGCGTGGCGTGGGCACACAGAACTCGCAAAAAATTTCGCACGTGTCAGTGAGCATCTCAACATGCTCACAGCAGGTTGGCTGGCCCGTATGCACATGAAAGGCCTAGACATCAACGAGCGCGAACTGCGCCACATCACTGACACCATAGAACAGCACATAACAGCGCAGCGATCTGTCAAGCGGGTGGTAGAACAGGCAGTGGAAGAAGTGAAGAAACCCAACATCCAGGATCGACTGCGAGACATCATGATCACAGCCGCGGGAGATCTTGAAGGCATGTACGATGAATTGATCGCGGCCGACTCCAAACTCACAGCAGACTACAAGCCCATGGCTGTGTTGCGTGGTCACAATGTGGCTCCGGCGCTGGTGCGAGAGATCCGTGATGTCTGGATTAATCGCCGGACAGAGCTGGCCGCAGTGGCAGCTGGGGATGATGGGCAGCTGGTAGAGGGCTATGGTAATTTCTCTCGGACTCAAATCCGGAATCTCGTAAAATTCGTGGATCTCGTGGTGGCAGATTGCGACAGCTATGTGCAGGTCAAGAAAACCGAGCGTGCCCCACGCAAGAAAAAGCCCGTGAGTCCCGAGCGTGTCACACAGCGTTTCCAGTACCTGCGTGAGTTTGCTGAATTGAAGCTCAAAAGCGAGCCTGTGATCAAGCTGGCGGAAGCCACTGAAGCCTGGCTATACGACACCAAGAAACGCAAGCTCATACATGTCATGGCCGACAGCCATGTGGGATCGTTCACTGTGAAAGGCACTGCCATCATTGGGTTTGATTCGGTGCAGACCGTGCAAAAGACTCTGCGCAAACCTGCCGAACAGCTGAAAGAATTCCTCGCCCAATCGGTGCCCAACGCACGCAAGTGGTTCCGAGATCTAAAAACCACAGATGTCAAATACAACGGTCGTGGCAGTGAAAATCTCGTGATACTGAGAGTGAAGTGAATTACGATTTTTTAACCCGTAATCTTGATTTTTCACTTATAATTCGTTTAGTCTCTTCTGAGTGCCTCCGACCAAGCATTCCATTTGGGTAAGTTCTAGCTTTTGCAATCTGTTTAAATTTCTGTTTGGTTTCTTCAGTGTGAGGTTTGCCCGGTCGTCCCTGCCGGGATAATTTCATCTACAGTTTTGTTTCCTCAGAATGCTGTCTGCCCTTGAATCCAACATTATTAGCAGATTGCTTTTGTCGGGTTTCTGGGCTGCGCTTGATACCGCGTACATTAGGAGGTAAACCGCCACCTTCGGCTATATTCAAACCAATATTTCTTTTTGGACGCAAGCTGTTTTCAAGATCTTTGCAAAAGTTTTTGTCGCCATGCAATATTATGTCAACAGATCGTTGTTCTAAAAAATTAGGACGGCGTCTATGCTCTTTGAGCCGTCTAGTAAGATCTTTTGTGATTCCAATATACCCTTGGGTATAGATGTCAGTTTCCTGGTCACTATGGATCCAGTACAGCATATATGAAAAGTCCATACACCCTCCTTGTTCGTTAATTGGACATAGAAGTGTGTGTGATATGTGTCAAGTATTTATGCTAAATATTGCACGGAGCCTCCCATGAGCAATGATACCCTAGACCCCCTTAAAAAACAACTGATAGAATATGTGCGCCTGCAGCTGGGCGATGGAATCATTGACATCGAGCCCGATCCCGCACATTTCGAATCAGCGTACCAGCGCACCCTGGGAACATATCGCCAGCGCGCACAGAACGCCTACGAAGAGAGCTACAGTTTCCTAGAACTCGAAGACAACGTCAACGTCTATACATTGCCACAAGAAGTATCAACGGTTCGGCAGATCTTCCGTCGTACCATAGGTCTGGGCACAGCAGGATTTGGCGGTAGTTTTGATCCGTTTGGACAGGCCATGCTCAATGTGTATCTCTTGGCCTATGACCAACAGGGTGGCATGGCCACTTATGATTTCTATCAGCAATACGTAGAGCTGGCCGCCCGGATGTTTGGTGGTTACATCAACTACACTTGGAATCCTGTGACGAAAAAACTACAGCTGATCCGTGATCCGCGTGGCACCGGAGAAGTGGTGCTGCTGTGGACTTACAACCTCAAACCCGAGATCACGCTGCTGGCCGATCACCAGATCGCGCAGTGGTTCCGGGACTACATGGTGGGAGCCACCAAATACATCATCGGCGAAGCCCGGGAAAAATTCGCTTCCATCGCCGGACCGCAGGGCGGAACTGCTCTCAACGGTGCTGCCATGAAAAGCGAAGGACAAGCTATCATGGACAAAGGCGTAGAAGATCTCAAGCTCTACGTAGATGGCTCACAACCCTTGACCTGGGTGATCGGTTAGTGACATTCACAGCAATTTCGAATCACTTCTGGAATCACCAGGGCCGGAAGCTTTTACATGGAGCCAAAACGCCAATACTGATAGATTTTTTCCCAGGACAGAGTGGTAACTTCATGGCATATGCAATAAATCTCTGCGTTTTTGATGTCAATCCAGGAAAAAACATATTTACTGATATTGGTACTATCCATACCTGGCAATTTGGTGATGACTGCATCAACAAAATGCAATGTTTTGCAGCACATTGGACAGATCAAGATCTAGAAATACCGGTACCAGAAAAATGCACCGTCATACATGTCATAACAGACAGCCATATCGGTCAGCTGATTTCCGTGATAAACTTGATTTTACGTGCTGGCGATCGCCCCTACGCTTCTTGTGGCGAATTATCCGATAGAGAGTTGATAAAGACGTTATGGTTTAAATTTATAAATTTTTCTGTGCCAGAATGGAAACAATCCCCTGGGAAATCGCAATATCTCCCTTTTTCTGTGTTGTGGAACAAAACTAAATTCCAGCGATGTATGCAAGACATATCAATGCAACACGGACAAGGTTCGGTGTTAAAAAATCTACGCATGTTTGATGAAATGTATGATTATTACTGGCAGAAAAATCATGGCATGAACATATGGAAAGAATCCGGAGTTCTGCTCAAAGCACACGCCAATGACACTGTGATCAGACATTTTTCAACTCCCTTCCATGATTTCGCTGTGTTCTATCGTATGATCAGTGTGCTGCAACTCCAGATGACACCTGACGATGTCGAGGATTTAATCTTCGAATGTCACGATCGTAATTTAGATTTTCAAGTTGCGCGACGGGTTTATTGCGAATACAACTCCTGATAAATACCAAATGCGAGCACACGAATTCATCACCGAACACCGCATGGTGTGGCGGCGCAATCCGCGCACTGGCAAAGTGACCTTGAACTGGCGCTGTGAATCTGGTCCACGTGCCAACCGTACAGTACCGCGCGTAAGTGACTGTTCTTCCGCACCAGATTTCGCCCAAGCCCAGAGGATGAAAAAAACACGCGCTCGTACCAAGATACGCCAGGCGCGCAAGACTCGGCGTACCAAACGAGTAAATCCAAAGAGCAAACTCATCCGATTGTTGAATCGATAACTGTTGATTCGTTCCCTGATCCATGCTATAATATCAGCATGGACGTCATGCTTGATATCGAAGGTCTGGGCACTGGCCCTGATACTACCATACTCACTATAGCCGCACAGGAATTTGATCCTTTGACGCGAGATAAATTTGGTCGCGAGTTTTATGTACGCGTTGCATTGGAAAGCCAGGAACGTCGTAGCATCCAGCAAAGTACCATAGAGTGGTGGGCTACGCAACCCGAGATAGTACGTGAAGAAGCGTTTGGAGAAACAAATCGTATCCCTCTCGATCAAGCTCTCGTGGGACTGCATCGCATCTGTTGGCATGCGAAGAGGATATGGGCCCAAGGTCCTACTTATGATATGACGATACTAGAAGACGCCTACAAAAGCTACAATATGGCTTTGCCTTGGCGATACTTTTCGGTGCGAGACAGCCGCACAGTTTTCAGTCTCGTGCCAAATCTAAACAAATATCCCGCCAGTCATCATGCTCTGGAAGATTGCCGCAGGCAGATATTATTGCTATGGGATAGCCTAGAATACTTGAAAATACGGGAGTTAGCATGATCATAGGGGTGTGCGGATTGATAGGCGCGGGCAAAGACACCGTCGCGGACTACCTGGTAAACGTGCATGGTTTCCGGCGTGATAGCTTCGCGGCCACGCTGAAAGATGCGGTAGCGGCCGTGTTTGGGTGGAATCGAGACCAGCTGGAAGGGCGAAGCCGCCACAGCCGAGAGTGGCGAGAACAGCCGGATCCGTGGTGGAGCCAACGCCTGGGTCGCGACGTCACACCCAGGCTCATGTTGCAACTCTGGGGAACAGAGGTATGCCGCCAGGGCTTTCACGATGACATCTGGATAGCCAGCCTAGAAAACAAGCTGAGATCCGCCCAGGATGATGTAGTGATCTCGGACTGTAGGTTTCCCAATGAGATCGAATCCATCCGACGGCAAGGTGGCGTGGTGATACGGGTAGTCAGGGGCGAGGATCCCACATGGTTTTCGGCAGCCAGGTCACACCTACGAGATGGAACAACGTTGCATGCATCAACTCCCCATGCCTCAGAATGGGCCTGGGCCGGCACAGATTTCGATCGCCAACTAGACAACAATGGTAGCCTAGACGATCTCTACGATCAACTTAACGATCTTCTTCGAGATCACCGCGACGCCACGGCAAATCTAGCCGTGTGATCTCTACCACGCAGTTGAGGCACACGGTTTTTAGGTTTCTGAGATCCACATTGTTGAGATCACCATCCACGTGATATACCAGTAGCTGCGCAGCATGCCGGGCTTTGAACCCACAGCGGTCGCATGAATTTTTCTTCTTATATCCCGCAGTCTGCCATCTAGCTATTTTTTTCACCGGAAATTTCTTGCGGCTTATGCAAGAATCGCAGCGGCTACGGTAATATACCTTCCCATATTTGTGATAAGCCACGGCCCTGACTCTTAGTCCACAGGCCTGGCACATGGGTCTAGCATTGGTCATGCCTGTATTTAATCCTAGACCTATATATAGGTACGCAAACGAGCCGACTTTTGCCAGATGTTATAAATATCAATAACTCTTTTAACAAGGAAGAAAACCATGGCACTAGTATCGCCCGGAGTAGAAGTCACAATCATTGACGAAAGTACTTTCGTCCCCGCCGCTACCAATTCGGTGCCTTTTATATTGTTGGCCACCGCACAGAACAAGATTTCGGGTGCTGGTGTTGGAGTAGCCCCTGGCACGCTGGCGGCCAATGCCAACAAAGTCTATCTAGTCACCAGTCAACGTGATCTTGCTGCTACTTTTGGTAATCCATTTTTCTACAAGACCAGCACTGGTACGCCTATCAATGGTTATGAACTCAATGAATATGGTCTACTGGCTGCGAATTCGGTCTTGGGTATAACCAATCGTGCCTACGTCATGCGCGCTGATGTTGATCTCGCTTCTCTAACTGCCAGCCTCGTGCGCCCCACTGGTAGTCCTCCAGACGGGACTTATTGGTTTGATGTTAGTGACACTGACTGGGGTATTTTTGAATGGAACGCCACCACTGCTGCTTTTACGGTCAAGACTCCTCTGGCACTGACCAGTGCTTCACAACTAACTGGTGGAGAGCCCAGTGCCAGCATAGGCAATATCGGCGACTATGCTGTGGTCACGACCAATATCAACAACCCCATATACTTCAAGAATTACACAAACTCATGGGTTCTAGCGGGATCTGATGCATGGCAAGCTTCCTGGCCCACGCTGAGTGGTTCAAATTCGGTCAGTTCAAATCTCGTGACCGGGAACGTGATATCTATCAATGGATTCAACATTGCCGTCCCGGCAGCTCCTAATAATAACCTGACAGGGTTAGTGACAGCCATCAACGCAGCCAGCATCACTGGTGTCACGGCTGGTATAGTCAGCAACAAATTAGTGATCTATGCAGATAGCACAGCTGACGGTGATGGATCATCTACCGATCAAGGAAATGTGGTGATTGGATCCGGTAGCACCGCAGGATTATTGACCACACTGGGTATCACTGCTGGTACGTATTTTATTCCAGCGATACAACAATCTTACAGCTCGCAGGTGCCAGTCTGGCGAGCAGGATCATCGGTGCCTAGACCCACTGGTTCAATATGGAATATGTTGACTGCGGTCAACCAAGGACTTAAAGCAGTACTCAAGGTTTATGATGCAACAATAGGTGCGTTCATAACACAGTCGGTTCCAGTTTATTTCAACGATTCGACAGCCAATGCAGCATTAGATCCCGTTGGGGGAGGAAGAAACATTCCGGCAGGTACTATCTATTTGCAATATGCCACAGTGCGAGAAGTTTCAATATCTGGAAATATAAACAACACACTATCTTTTGCATTCCAACGAAAAACAGCAAGTGGTCCCACTATAATCACCGGAGACACTACCACTCCAGTTTTTACTCCTGGGAATTTTTTCCTGCTGAGAACCAGTCAAAAAGGTACAGGTGATTTTACTACTGCAGTAACCGTAAACATAACTGGTACTACTGCTGCTGATTTTGCTGCAGACATATCCGCAGCCAATGTTGAAGGAGTCGCTGCGATTATCAACAGTGATGGTAGCATATCTCTGATACAAGAATTTGGTGGTGTTATTTTATTGGTAAAAACTCCTGGTGGTGGCGAGCCCATAGCTGATGCTGGGTTTAATTCCAGCGTACCTGGGTGTAAAGCCAGCAACATAGATCCAGACAATGTGCTGGTATTAAGTCCTTGGCAATCTTTTGACTATCAAGCCTCATTGAGCGCACCAGATCAAGATCCCGTTGATGGAACACCGTGGTATTACAGCGTTACCAACCAAACTGACATCATGATACAAAGTGGCAGCGGATGGCAAGGATATCGCACCGTGGCCACAGACATACGTGGATTCAATCTCACGCTGACTGACCCCAATGGACCTATCGTGTCGCCGACAGCCCCAACACAGCAGAGTGATGAGACTGCATTAGTTTATGGTGATCTCTGGATCGACATCAGTAATCTGGAGCTGTATCCTGTGATCAAACGATGGGAACCTGTGCTGGGAGTAGATCAATGGGTCACCATAGACAACACTGATCAGACCACGACCAATGGTGTTCTGTTCGCAGATGCTCGCTGGGCCGCCAACGGTACCACAGATCCCATAACTGACAATATACCCACGATAACCAGTTTGCTGACCAGCAACTATCTGGATATTGATGCGCCCGACTATACACTATATCCCACTGGTATGTTGCTGTTTAACACCCGCAGATCGGGATTCAATGTTAAATCATTCCAGGTGAACTATTTCAACGGTCAAGATTTCGCGATAGATTCCTATGATGCCAGCACCAGTTATGTGTCAGGCGACAAGGTATTGTTCAATGGTCTGGTCTATGTGGCCAAGGCCAACACCACTGGCAACGCACCAACTAATCCATCATTCTGGAGTCTCTTAGAGACCAATGCTTGGGTCACTGCCGTGGGCAACCGCGCCGACGGCAGCCCTTACATGGGAAGATTGGCGCAGCGACAGGTGATCATACAAGCGCTGAAGTCTGCCATAGATACATCAGACACTCTGAGAGAAGAGCAGCTTGAGTTCAATCTCATCGCTTGCCCCCAGTATCCAGAACTGATCATAAACATGGTACGCCTCAACAACGAGAGAAACAACACCGCGTTCATTGTGGGTGATACTCCCCTGAGATTGGCTCCTTCGGGCACAGAGATACAGGCCTGGGCCACCGATGCTGGTGGACTTGGTTTCGTCACTGGAGATGGACTCACTACATCAGATGCTTACCTTGGTGTGTTCTACCCCAGCTGCCAGACCACCGATCAAACTGGTAGCCCAGTGGTGCAACCGCCCAGCCACATGATGCTGAGGACCATAGTACGCAGCGACGAAGTAGCGTTTCCGTGGTTGGCTCCGGCAGGTGTGCGTCGCGGAGTCATTGACAATGCTTCCGCGATCGGCTACATCAATGGTCAGACCGGTGAATTCACTACCATAGCCACGGGACAAGGCCTACGTGACACCTTGTATGAAAACAAGATCAACCCCATCACGTTTATACCCGGAGTCGGAATCACCAACTATGGTAACAAAACTGAAATTGCTGTGACCAGCGCACTGGATCGCATCAACGTAGCGAGATTAGTGGCTTATATCCGCGCGAGACTCACGCAAATCGGCAAAACATTCGTGTTTGAACCCAATGATCAGATCACCAGGAATGAGATTACCAATGCCATTGATGGTCTCATGATAGATCTCGTCGCCAAGCGTGGTATCTATGATTATCTCGTGGTGTGTGATCTCAGCAACAACACTCCGGCACGTATTGATCGGAACGAACTGTATGTTGATATCGCCATAGAGCCAGTCAAGGCAGTTGAGTTTATCTATATCCCGGTACGCATCAAGAACACTGGTGAGATAGCCGCTGGCGCCACTTCGTAGGCGTCGTAAGGAACCATAAATAACAGCATATAGGAGATACACATGCCAGTTTCATCACTATCAAGAATGACAGTACCTTTGGCCAGCGATCAGAGCTCGCCCACCCAAGGTCTGTTGATGCCCAAGCTCCAGTATCGGTTCCGCGTTTTGTTTGAAAACTTTGGCACCAGTACTCCTCGTACTGAACTCACCAAACAAGTGGTAGATTTCACCCGACCCCAGGTTGAGTTTGAAGAGATCGAGATACCCATCTACAACAGCCGTTTGTATCTGGCTGGAAAGCACACTTGGCAAGAGCTCACTGTCAATCTCAGAGATGACGCCAGCGGTGAAGTAGCAAGGCTCGTGGGCGAGCAACTGCAGAAACAGCTAGACTTCATGGAGCAAGCTTCGGCCGCGGCTGGTATCGACTACAAGTTCAAGACTGTGTGCGAGATACTTGACGGTGGTAACGGAGCGTTTGAGCCCGAAGTACTCGAGACCTGGGAAATCTATGGTTGTTTCTTACGCAGCGTCAACTACAACGAGCTGAATTATGCCAACAGCGAAGCAGTGACCATAACCATGAACATCAGATTTGACAATGCTGTACAGAGCCCCTTGGGTTCAGGTATTGGTACTGACGTGGGTCGTGCTGCTGGTTCAATTGTTACTGGCCTAGCATCCGGCGCTGCTACCATCGGCTAACAGGCGATAATCCATGGCTTTTGGCCAGGATTTTCTCAAGGCGTTTTTTGGTAACGATTATCTCAAAGATTATCGTCATGCTTCCAAGACTTTCCGTACCAACGGGTACGGAAATTCTCCGCGTTTCAAGTTCCTCTTCCACGTGTACTTCAATCTCAACACCAATGGGATACCAGCACTGAGGAACATATTTGCTGCTGGACAAAGCAACACTATTGGGGTCTTGGTAAAAACCATAGACTTACCAAAATTCCGTGTTGATACCGAAGTCCTGAACCAATACAATCGCAAGCGCGTGATCCAAAAAAAGATCGAGTATCAGCCCGTGACCATCAAATTCCATGACGATGGTGATGACCTCATACGGACGATGTGGTACAACTACTACAGTTATTACTACAAAGATCCCAACCAGAAATATCGTGGTTTGAATCAGACTGATGGTACCCTGGGCGTGAGCTCCACCATCAGCAATGGATTTGATTACAACGCACGTGATATCTATGCTGGTACTCGCACAGTCAATGACTGGGGGTATGTGGGTGAGAGCTACAGCGATGGCACCAACAGCGCCGGTGGTAAGCCTATCTTTTTCCGTGATATCACGATATATGGTTTTAACCAACACAGCTATGCGGTGTATACATTGATCAATCCCATGATATCAGACTGGAGCCATGACACTTATGATTACAGCCAAGGCGATGGAGTCATGGAGCACACCGTGACCCTGCAATACGAGACAGTGAAATATTATTCGGGCGCCATAGGCGCTGCTCGGCCCGACACCAACGCCACTGGATTCGCTGATCCTGCTCTGTACGATACCGAACCCAGCGCTCTCAGCAGGCCCGGCGGTACTCGCAGCGTGTTGGGCAAAGGAGGGTTGGTAGACACTGGTATTGGAGCAATCGGCAGCCTGGCCAACGGTGATGTCTTGGGTGCTGTGCAATCAGCTGGTGCTGCTTACCAGACTTTCAAAGGACAGAATCTACGAGCCATCTTGCAGCAAGACGTCCTGGACATCGCTTCCAAGACCGTGACACGGCCCGAGGGAGGACCACGAAACCCCAACAATTGGTTTCCGACCCCGCCGCTCAATAACACCCAAACAAACAACCGCACTGGCGGAGCATAGATAAATGGGATCAATCAACACTACCAATCCCAGGAAAGATCTCACGGTAAGGATATTTGACGAGTTCAACTCCATAGATCGCCAGGTACCCGCGGAAGAATATGACGTCGTGCTGAGCTACTTTGAAAGCGTGTTTGGTGCCAAAGACGCTGCCAAGAGTTTTGCTTCGGCGCTGTTCCTGGTGTCGCAAAATCGCGACATACCAGTGTTGTCACTGCTAGAAAATCTCCAGGGTCAAGATTCCATCCGTCTCACGGCCACTATGTGTTATTACCTCAATGGCATACGCAGCCCCGCTACTTTGCTGGGAATAAAGTCCGTGGCTCGGCCCAACGTCTGGGCCGCGCGTGATGTGCTGCAATGACTACGTTCGCAAAAGGCACTTATACCCCAAAGAACCCCCAGAAATACGTAGGCAAAGGCCAACCTCGATATAGATCGGGCTGGGAGTTCGCGTTCTTCCAGTTCTGTGACAACAACGAAAGCATACTGGAATGGGCCAGCGAGGCCATAGCCATCAAATATCGACACCCCTTCACTGGCAAGATAACCAACTATGTGCCCGATGTGTTCATGCGATATCGTACCCGGAACAACAAGATATGCTCGGAACTTATCGAGATCAAGCCCAGGAAACAGAGCATCATTGAAGGCCGGATGACCGAGCGAGATCGCATGATAGTGGCCATAAATCATGCCAAATGGCAAGCGGCCCGGGTCTGGTGCCAGAGATCAGGCATAGTGTTCCGCGTGCTCAACGAAGATTCATTGTTCCATAACGGAAAACGCAAGCGATAAATATCGCATGCCCCTCGCCACCAACCACAATCTCGAAGACTTGTTTGATTTACCCCGCGCTGACGATGTTGAGTCAGACAGCGATGATCCAGCTGAACCCGCCAATGACATCGCCAATAATTTACCAGTGCTGCCTGAAACTCTCAAGACTCTTGACAAGATAGAAAACTCCTTGCCGCAGGTCCGGGGACTAGAAGCATCAGATCAAGAGATGGACGAACTAGCAGCCAAGGCTTCTGAGAGCTTTGACAATCTCATGGATCTTGGCATGCAAGTCGACAGCCGCTATGCTTCAGAGATCTTTGCCGTGGCCGGAACCATGCTGGGGCATGCCATCACGGCAAAGACCGCCAAGATGAACAAGAAGCTCCGGATGATCGATCTCCAGCTGAAAAAAGCCCGCCTGGATCAGACCCAAGAAGAAGACACCACGCCCAGTGGTCAGGGCAGGGTGCTGGATCGGAATGAGCTGTTGCGGACCTTGTTGAACCGAGACAACGAAACACCTGGCAAAGGTAAATAACACATAGGATCTAACGACATGAAGACATTCCAACAATATCTCACCGAAAGCACCAAGACCCATGATTATCGCATCAAGATCGTGGGTGATGTGCCAGCTGGTTTCGTCTCGGCCATGAAGGATCAGCTCAAGAAATTTGATCCAGTGTCTGTGGGTGAAGTCAAGAGCACACCAGTGATGAGCCGGCATGAAGATTTCCCAGCTTATCCCAACGAGAGCGTAAACATGATAGATGTCACGTTCCGTTATCCCGCTACCCCGCCCCAGATACAGCAGATCGCCGAACTCCTGGGGCTTGATGCGGATCGCATCTGCATACAGCAGAGAGATTATGCCACGGGCATGGACCGTGAGCTCCTGGGCATCGAGCAGCAGAAAGATCTCTTGATCAACCCTGAATATCCCGCTGACACCAAAGAACAACGCGACCTCAAGCGAGACTATGCAGCAGTGGGTGGGGACCAAGCCGTGGTTCGGAATTCCGCCAAAGATGCCACATGGACCGTGGCAGGAGGCAAAACAAAACCAGCCGAGACCACCAATGATTTACCACAGGGCATCACTAGCCCTATGAGTAAAATGAAACGCTCTCCACTGCCAGCCACAGGCTTCAGAACCCAAGGAAAAAGACCATGAACAACATGTATGACATACTGCAACGATTCAACACTGTGGCCGCTAGCCAGCTCTTGAATGAAGGGCGCGCGGTCAAAGAAGACGATGTAGAAGAAGGCAATCGATTCACCGGTGAGCTGGCCAAGGCCCGGGCCGCTGGTAAAAAAGAAGCCGACCTTGATGGTGACGGTGACATGGAACCCGTGAAGGAAGCCAAGAAAGCCAAGCCCGATTTCCTGGATGTTGATCGAGATGGTGACCGGAAAGAACCCTTCAAGAAAGCAGTCTCAGACAAGAAAAAATCCAAGAAACCAGTGAAAGAATCTCTGAGGCTGATCAAAGAAGCCAGCCTAGGTGATCGCATGATACAAGTCTATCATGATCGCGAATATCAAGAGTACCATGTGTGCATCGCCGAAGGTGATCAGGTGTTGAGTCGTCAGTTTGCTGGCAGCAGCCGAGAAGCCACTGCGCTGGTGCGCGGCATCATTTCTGAGGCACGCGGCATGAAGATCGCCTGGCCTGGATCACCAGAATACAAAGAAAAGTTTGGGCAGGATCGTGAAACATTCCGTAAAAAGCACGCTCCCAGCATTATGAAAGATCCCGAGAGCCGCGCGGAGCTGGACCAGCTGGACACCGAATACGAAGCCGGCAAGAAACGCTATGGCCGCGATGATGATGACAGCGATGACGAAGAAGAAGGCGATAAAAAAGCACGACCCGCGGGCGAGAAGCGCGGCCGTGGTCGCCCCAAGAAATATACCGCGGATCGCCCGCGCCAGGAACGCGTGACGGCCAAATCGCGCAAAGCGGATCGCACGGCCTGGACGCCGGATCGCAAGAAAAAGAAAGTGAAAGAGCAAGACATAAGCGAACAGACTACCGCTAGCCCAGCCCGGGTCGTGGCCAATGCCATATCCCAAGCCATCCAGCGTGATTACGCGGGCCAGGGCTTCTCCTGGTCTGGTGATCAATATGACTTCGAAGAGTTCTTGGGTGATCAATATGCGGATGAGGCGTTCGTGGATGATTATCATGGTCTCAGTGACCGGGCGCGGGGCAGTGTCATGCGGGCAGTGGTCAAAGCGGCACGCGAGCATTTCTCCGGTCAAGATGACGTGGTCGATGCCCGTGGTCGTGGCCTGATGAAGGGCATGCGTGAAGAGCAAGGCACCTCGGAAGGTTCAACTGGCAGTGATAAAAGAGATTCATTTCCCAATTACAAAGGACCCAGGGATGAGTACGGTGATCCCGATGATGGTTCCATGTATGATCCTAGGTCTCAAAAACAACGAGAGCAGGATCGAGAAAAATGGGATGACCGTCATCATGACGATCTCCGCAGAGGAGGCATGCGCGAAGACTACGATCGGGACGAGTACGACGAAGAAGGCGAGATGGCCAAGAGCCAGGCTCGTGTCATCGCCGACGCTGCTGAAGAACTGGAGAGCATGCTCACTGCCGACGAGAACCTGCCAGAGTGGGTGCAGAAGAAGATCACCCTGGCCCAGGAATACATCGACTCCGCGCGCGATTACCTCAAGAGCAACCGCCCCGAAGAACAAGACATGGATGAATCGGCCCTACAAGCCCACATCGGCAAAAAGAAATACGGTAAAGAGGGCATGGCAGCGCTGCAACAAGCAGGACGAGAAGGCGCCAGCAAGGCCAAGATGGATCGTATCCGTGCTCAGCACGACAAGCTGGATGAAGAGGATCTGGAAGAAAAAGCCGTGAGCCGAGCACAGCGTGCTGCTGCCGGTATCGCCCATGCTGCCAAGAAAGGCGAGATTCCCCGGTCGGAACTGCGTGGTGCTTCAAAAGAAATGGCCAAGATGCCCGCAGGTGAGCTGGAGAAATTCGCCAAGACCAAGGAAAAAGGCCTGCCTGAGAAAGTAAAGGAAGTCGACACCGGTGAAGCCGATGCTCGCAAGACCGTGCCCGCCAGCAAAGATCAGCAAGAAAAAATTTTCGCCCAGCATCGTGAGCGTACTGCGAAAGAAAAACAAGATCACGAAAAAGAGAAGCCAGTCAAAGAAACCACAACTGCTGGTTCAGTGGCCACTGCTCCTGCTGAAGGCGAGAAAAAATCCAAAGGCGGCATACAGTTCGGCAAAGGCGTATACGAAGCCAAGTTAGCAGAGAGTTTTGATGCTGAACTGGATCGCGTGGTGGCAGAAGGCACCACCATAACCATCAACTCGCCTGATTCGGGCGAAGCCAGTGTCAGCATCAACGGCACCGGTGAAGATGCCATGGCTCTGGGACAACTGTTGAAGATGGCTGGTCTGTTTTCGGCATCGGGATATCAGAGTTCCTGTGCCACATGCGGTCAGATGCACGAAGGTGAGTGCAGCGTGATGGAAGAAGACTTGGCCAACTCCGCGGACAACACCGAGACCATGAGCACAGATTACATGGTCAATGGCTTGTCAGGTGGACTCAATGGTCCCAAACTGCAGGTCAACCCCAACAACATGGCCGACAATCCCTTGGCCATGAAAGATTTGGGCAAAGGCCCGTCGGGACAGGTCAACCTCGGTGCCATAGCCGAGCAAGTAGAACTGGAAGACCAACAGCGTATGTTGGATCTCTATCGGAAGATAGCATCATGAAAAACCTGCGTGAATACATCACTGAAGCCCAGCAATGGATCGATAGCCCCGCAGCCGGTGATGATTTTGCCATCAACATCCGCGAGGAATGTCTCCTAGAGAGCCATGTGGTCGAAGTGTTGGAAGATGCCATAGTGATCGAAGCCGATGATCAGATGATCGCCATGCTGGAACAATATGGCCTGCTTGACGAAGAGCCCGTGGATGAAGAGATCCGCAGATACGGGGCCGTGGGATCCAGTCCCGGTCAAGGCTACACCATGGCCGAAGGCGACATCGATCCCAACCGACATCCGCAGACCCGAGACTATGGTCGCGGTGATGATGCCGACAAAGTCAAACGTGCTCCGCAAACGCGATTAGACAATCCTTGGGACGCAATAAGCGATGAACCCGACAGCGTGGGTCGCGATTCCAGAATGAAAGATCCTAGAAAATACGACGATCCCTGGCAATACGTGCAAGACAGCGAACAGGATTTCAGGCGCGTGATGGAACTAGCTGGAGTGCAGGTAAAAGGAACCGAAGCCAATATCACAGATCCACTGGCAGACAAAGCCGCTGCTCTAGCCCCTGTGGGCGCAGATGGCGCACAAGAACCAGTGGCCACGGTAGATGAGACCCAGGATCCCGATCAGCATCTGTCCATGTCGGAAGGTGTCATGAGCGACGTAGACATGGATCTCCGGCACATAGCCAAGACTCAACGCATGGATGCTCTAGTAGGCGCCATGCGCGGAGAGTTTGGTATTGAAACACAGCAGTATCTCCAGGACATGATGGACCAAGTAGAGAACAAACTGGATCGACGTGGAATGAGATCGGTGGACATGGAGACGAAACTTGGGATGCTGATGGATCGCATCCAGGAGATCTACGCGGGCCAGGACATCAGCGAAGCCGAATACCAAGGTCGCAAGGTTGCCCTGGGCAAACCCATGCAAGGTGATGTAGCGAAATTCAAGGTTTATGTCAAAGACCCCAAAACTGGTAACGTCAAAAAAGTGAACTTTGGTGACAAGACCATGCGCATCAAGAAAAGCAATCCGGCACGTAGGAAAAGTTTCCGCGCGCGCCACAACTGCGCCAATCCTGGCCCCCGGACCAAGGCGCGATACTGGAGCTGTCGCAAGTGGTGAATCAAGGAAAAACATAAATGGCACAAGCAAACGTTTACACATCAGCATCGGCACAGGCCTGGTTTACCGACCGAGCCCGTATCAGCACCGGCGACGCGGCCGTGACTTATCAAGTCAACATGCTGTACGGCACGCCCGCTACCGGCAACTTGTTTTCAGAACCTACATCTATCCCAGCCAACTGGACACAAGACGTCTGGGTGGGAGTGGGCAACCAGCTCACTGTTACTGGCAACTGCACCATACAAGAAGTGGGTACCACGAGTTCGGGCCAGGTAGCCGTACGGTAGCCACGATGCGAGCATGTGAGTTCATCACCGAACAAAAAGGCAAGATAACCAAGCGGCAGCAGTGGAGCACTCGCGGCCTGCATCGCTACGACGACAGCTATCGCGGTGCCGGAACCTACAGCATGAACCGCATAGGCATGGCCGCCGCCGCCACCGATGGTGACACCGTGCCCGACGTGGACGCAGAGAGCTGGGTGGGCCTGGCCAACACCACGCATCCTTACACTGAAGTGGACGCTAAGAAGCTGCGCCAGGCCTATCGTGCCGCGGGAGTGCGCGCGCAGGATCTCAATCGCGGCGACATGTGCAGCCAAGAACTGCCTGGTGGTAACCAACAGAGTCCCATAAAACCATTCCGAGGATACTGATCCCTGGCCACACCTGATTCACTTACGATCTCACGAGATAAATCGCATGCATAAATTATTATCGGTATTTGCTGTGTGGGCCATGATGATGGGCTCGGCCCTGGCCCAGAAGACGCCACTGGGTGTAACCCATGATGCCACTATCATACGCGTCTCGGACGGTGATACCATAGTGATCTCGGCACCTTACTTGCCGGCTCCCCTGAAACCTGAACTGGCGGTGAGGATATTTGGAGTTGACACTCCGGAAAAAGGACATCGCGCCCAGTGCGACAGCGAAAACCAGCGTGGTCAGGCCGCCACAGAATACAGTAAGAAAGCCGTGGCCGCGGCCCGGACCGTGCAAGTGATTCTATACCGCTGGGACAAGTTTGGTGGTCGAGTGCTGGGCGACATCTTGCTGGACGGACGCAGCCACAGGGCTGAACTGATCAGCCGCGGTTTTGCTCGTGAATACTACGGTGATGCCAAGCAGAGCTGGTGTCCATGACCCTTGAGGATCTGCAGCGCCTGGCAGGAGTGCGCGCCCAAGGTTACGCCAACAACCTGCGTCGAGCCACTGACGGCAGCAACATCTCCATCACCGCCGCAGAAAAAGCCCAGCTACAGAAAAAACACGATATCAAGCCCGGCGATCCCGAGTGGTTCCAGTTGTGGTTTAGCCTGCCATTTTTGACTGGCGAGAAGCCTACTGGCCCCACTCAGCATCGTTAAATAACTGCATGGAAAAACAATATTGCGCCGCCCCATGGCGAGGCCTGCACATCAACTTCCGCGGCGATGTCAAGACTTGCTGTGCTGGAGATCCCAACCTGCTGGGAGATCTCAACAAGAACAGTATCCAAGACATAATCTATGGGTCACGCCTGCGCGAAGTACGCGAGACCGTCAAAACTGGACGATTGCATCCAGAATATTGTTCCAATTGCATCAAGGCCGAGCGATATGGTCGATCCGAAAGACACTGGCACAACGATGTCAACCAGGATTTTGATGTCGCCACGGCCGACGTCAACAGTTTTGATCCCACTATCATAGATATAAGATGGAACAATACCTGTAATCTATCCTGCAACTACTGCCATGAATACTGCAGCACTAAATGGTTGAGCATCAAAAAGGGTATACCGGTAAAAAATGCCGTGAGACCTTACTATGAGCAGGTCTGTGAGTTCTTGCAGCATCATGCCACAGACATACGCGAAGTGGCCATGGTAGGTGGAGAACCTTTGTTGCTGCCCGAAAACGAAACTCTGTTGGACATCATACCCAAAAACTGCATAGTCACGCTGATAACCAACATGAACGTGGATTTTGATAAAAACAAGATCTTCCAGAAACTCAAAAATAGATCTCGGGTAGGGTGGTCAATGAGCTTTGACAATATCGATGATAGATTTGAGTATGTGCGGCACGGTGGATACTGGAGCATGCTCAATGACAACATAGATCGAGTTAAAGATCTCATGAACACCCAGGGACACTGGGGCGGGGTGCATGCGGTCTACAACGTCTACAACTGTACTAGGTTAGTGGAATTCCGGCAATGGCTGCAGCAACGAGGTCTCACCGTGGTATGGCAGACCCTGTACCAACCCGCTTGCCTAGATCCTTTGCAACATCATGCCACACTGAGGATCATGGCCAAGACCGAAGCTCAGCGACTGTTGGACACTTGTGGATCTTACATGGATCCCGCGGAGATCAGCTTTTTTGAACACGCAGTCAAGAATCTAGATTCAACAGCAGCAGACCCCGATGGCCATTCGCAGCAGATGAAACAGCACATTCATGATATCGAATTCCGATATCATCCCACGAGTCGTGGTCGTTTTGTAGAGCTCTGGCCCGAACTGGCTTTTCTTTCAGAATAACTCATAGGTGATCGATTGAACGCACAACTTAAAATGAAATTTTACTATGATCATGTGATCAGCAGCACATGTCCCAATCCCAATGCCGAACTTGATCAGCAAGTGACATCTGATGTAGTCCGGAGATTCGTTGATCCCTTGAGCCTGCCAAAGTCTGCCAAGATGCTGGATCTCGCCTGCGGTGAGGGATTCTTCTTGGAAGAGATGAAACAGCGAGGATATACCGACGCCCGGGGCCTGACCCTGAGCCGGGAAGATGTCAGTGCGTGCCAGGCCAAAGGGCTTGACGTCCGGCATGGTGACATGAATTTCCTGCCAGACAAAGACGAATCCCTGGATTTCTTGTTCTGCCGCCAGAATCTAGAGCATAGTCCGTTCCCGTTTTTCTCTCTCTTGGAGTTTAATCGCGTGCTCCGATCCCGGGCTCTTATGTATGTCGAAGTACCCGCACCTGACTGCGCGAGATCTTTTGAACGCATGCGTAACCACTACAGCGTCATGGGCAAGCAGATGTGGGCAGATCTACTGACCCGCGCGGGATTTGACAGCGAGTGGTATGAGTACCAGATACCCCTGGCCGTGCCCGATTCCAAAGACACCATACAAGACATCTACTATGTTTTCATGTGCCGGAGGCAGCGATCAGCTGACATAAAGTAATGCCGCGCGCGGACGAACCAGCTCTGATCAAAAGCCCGTATTCCAGGGCCGTCTACAACGATCAGCAGATCGATGAGTTCATGGCCTGTGCTAATCCCGTGTCGGGGCCTATGTATTTCATGGACAACTTTTTCTATATACAGCATCCAGTCAAAGGGCGTATGCAGTATCATCCCTTTGACTATCAGCGCAGGCTCATAGATACCTATCACCGATACCGCTTTAGTATCTCCATGATGCCCAGACAGACCGGTAAGACTACTTCGGCTGCAGGCTATTTGCTGTGGTATGCTATGTTCGTGCCTGACAGCACCATATTGATCGCTGCCCACAAATACACAGGATCGCAAGAGATCATGCAGAGAGTTAGGTATGCCTACGAATCTGTACCTGACCACATACGTGCTGGATGCACCAGCTACAACAAAGGAAACATAGATTTTGACAACGGATCGCGCATAGTCTCAGCCACCACCACAGAAAACACCGGACGGGGCATGTCAATATCTCTCTTGTACGCGGATGAGTTTGCTTTCGTGCGCCCCACCATAGCCGCGGAATTCTGGACTTCGATTTCGCCCACCCTGACCACGGGCGGTAAAGCCATCGTGACGTCTACTCCCAATTCGGACGAAGATCAGTTCGCGTTGTTGTGGAAAGGCGCCAACCGGTGCGAAGACGAGTTCGGCAATCCTACCGAGGTGGGCGTGAATGGCTTCCGGGCCTATCGCAGCTACTGGCACGAACATCCTGATCGCGACGAAGCATGGGCACAGCAGCAACGCGCAGCCTTGGGCACCGAGCGCTTCAGGCGCGAGCACGATTGCGAATTCATTATTAATGATGAGACCCTGATCAATCCCGTGGCCTTGTTCGATCTGCAAGGACAGGATCCTCTGTTCAAGACCGGCGAAGTGCGCTGGTTCCGGCGCCCCGAACACGGCAGGATCTATGTAGTAGGGCTGGATCCTAGCTTGGGTACTGGCGGCGATCCCGCCGCCATCGAAGTATTTGAAGCCAACACCACTTGCCAGGTCGCGGAATGGAAGCACAATCGCAGTGACATACCCACGCAGATACGAGCGTTGGCCGACATCATACGGATCATCAATGACACCGTAAAGGATCCACGCAGCATATACTACTCAGTGGAAAACAACAGCATCGGAGAAGCTGCACTTATCAGCATCGCTGAATACGGCGAAGAAAACATCCAAGGATATTTCCTCAGTGAGCCTGGTGTGGCTGGACATAAAAGGATGCGCAAAGGCTTCAACACCACGCCCAAATCAAAACTGGCGGCCTGCGCTAAATTCAAACATCTAGTAGAGAGCGGCAGGCTCGAGATACACAGTGCCAGCTTGATCAGTGAGTGTAAAACTTTCGTGGCACATGGCACCAGTTACGCGGCCAAAACCGGAGAGCATGACGATCTCGTGATGTCCACACTGTTAGTGGTGCGCATGCTGCAGGTGCTGCAGAGCTATCACAGCGAGCTCGACACACAGATGCGTGATCACCAGGACACAGTGATAGAACCCTTGCCGTTTGTCATGGTGATGTAACTAAATACTGTCATGAAAAACAACACGCCCAAAAATCTATATGATATCCTGGTGACCCGGGATTTTGAACCCGAGATCTTGGACTCTTCGGGCAAGAGCGTCGCTGACCCCAACGAGGCCGAGCTGTTTAGCTTTGACTGGAAAACCGATGGTCGCAACTATGGCACCGTGGTGATACTACTGGGCAGCAGCAATGACCTAGAGATCTACTACGGGGACAACCTAGGGCGCGGCATGGACAGCGAAGATCGTGGTGCATGGTATGATTTTCTGGCCCAGATGAAGAATTTTGCCACGCGCAACATGCTGTCTTTTAAACTCAACAACATCAACCGGCTGAAATACACCATGCAGGGCATGGCTGCCATCCGTGAAGGTCTGTTTGAGGGTTATTACGGTCGGAAAAATATCAGCTACAGCGATCAGCCCAAGCAAACACGATTGATGATACGGCATGATCGCAATCTCGCCGAAGGTGAACCACGATATCGTGCCATCGAAAGCCTGTTCGTCGAGACCGCTGACGGTGAGCGGTTCCGCGTGCCTAGCCGCAGCCTGGCTCATGGACGCATGCTGGCTCGGCATGTCGCCGAAGGTGGTCGACCCTATGATACGTTTGGACAGCATATAACCAACATAGTCAATGAGATCAACACTCTGGGTAGATTTATCAGGGCGAGTCGTAATCGAAGATTCGAAGGCCCGGCAGCCGGCATGGTAGAAGCAGCAGTGAAACACTACGGTGATCTCAAAGCCAAAGCCAAGCGTATGATCAGCCAGCGCGGTTATCGAGAAGAGCGCGAACAGTTTGATCCGGCACAAGAACAACCCCAGGATCATGTGATCTCGGAGATACGCGATATGTTCATAGAACAGACTCTGGACACACGCATCGAAGAAGCCCTGCCAGTTCTGGCATCGCTGTCCAGATCTGCCATGAAAGAAGTAGAGGAGTTTGATGCCTGGACACAAGAAGTCACGGATCGGATAGATCTCCCCACCGCCAAGGGCGAGACGAATCAGCTGGAAGAACTCATGGCACAACCTCTACCAGTGGGCCCCGATGCCATCAATGCCATCGAACAACTCAATAACATCATCACCGATGATGCGCTATTCCGCAGTCTCGAAGATCTCGCAGCACAGGATCCCGAGGCCGACGCCAGACCACTGATACAGCAGAGGATGGAAGAACTGAGCATGGACATCGAGCCAGGAGATCAGGATGATGACATGTCGGAAGACCTTGACACCGATGGGGTGATGATGACCAGGTCCAGCACCATGAGCAGCGAGAGCGCGGAGCCTGATCACACGCTGGCCAGGTTGATAGAACTCGTCAAGCGATGAACAGCAGCACCGCGGCAGTGGTGCTGACTTATCCCGGGCATTTTTTCCAGACTGATTTGACAATCAAGAGTATCCGGCTACATATAGGTCCCGAGACGAAAATATACTTGATAGTGGATGATGTCAGTAATCTGGCTTGGCCTGGCTACTTCAGTGATTGCCAACAGCATTATGGGATCAAAGATCTGATTCCTACCAGCAGCATATCTGACATGCCTCGCTTGAGAAAATGGCCATATGTAAGACAACAATCGGTCAAACTATACTTAGATCGTGTGATTCCGGAGTCTCAGTGGATTTTTTTAGATGGAGATGTACGACTACGGAGAGCCGTTCCTCCCGGGACGTTGGCCAGCTGCGTTGAGTATCAAGGAGAAGATCTCTCGTCGAGAGATCCGGGACCCGGGGAAAAAAGTAGCCAGATCTTGTTTTATATCCGACACATGCTGGGCATAGATTTCCGTGGTTTTTGGAACGATCACGGTGGATTCATGACAGCCAGCCACCCGCCGGTGCATTGGATGTCCGCCGAGGTCTTGGAGTCCTTGCGTGGATATGTGGAGCAGCATCACGGACAAGATTTCCTGACCCTGCATCTAGCCATGGCCGAGGATCCTAGATACAGTATGTGCGAATGGGATCTTTTGGAGTGTTTCCAGCAGGAAATACTGGGCCGGCCACGGCCCTGGAATTGCGAATCTGGTGATGTCATCGATACCACATGGGTCTGTGATCGAGAACTGGGCCTGGATTGGTTCCAATCTCACGGCATCGAGCCTGACCCAAGGATCTGGCCGCAACTGCCTCTGGCGAAATATCTCTGACTTTTCGTTGACAGACATAAATATCAGCACGTATACTCAGTGTAGTATGCGTTTGAAGGCACATACTAGGCTTAACATAGGCAACGAAAGGACAATCAACTATGGCATCACTAGCAGAAATCCGCGCGAGACTCGCAGCCGCAGAGTCCAACCGAGGCGGACAATCAACTGGCGGCGACAATCAGATCTACCCCCACTGGAACATGGAAGAAGGGCACTCAGCCGTGGTGCGGTTCTTACCTGATAGTAACAACAAGAACACCTTCTTCTGGGTAGAACGAGCCATGATCAAGCTGCCGTTCGCTGGCATCAAAGGCGAAATGGAAAGCAAACAGACCCAGGTACAGGTACCCTGCGTGGAGATGTGGGGCGATGCTTGTCCGATCCTGGCCGAAGTGCGCACCTGGTTCAAGGACAAGAACCTGGAAGACATGGGTCGCCGGTACTGGAAAAAGCGCAGCTACATCATGCAGGGCTTCGTGCGCGAGAATCCGCTCACAGATGACAAGGCACCAGAAAATCCCATCCGGCGTTTCATCATCGGTCCGCAGATCTTCCAGATCATCAAGGCCAGCCTCATGGATCCCGATCTCGAGGAGCTGCCCACGGACCTCCAGCGTGGCCTGGATTTCCGCATCACCAAGACCTCCAAGGGCGGCTACGCTGACTACAGCACTTCGAAATGGGCACGCAAAGAATCCGCACTCTCAGAAGCGGAACAAGCGGCCATTGAACATTATGGGTTGTTTGATTTAGCATCTTTCCTGCCCAAGCGGCCCACTGATGTTGAACTGAAAGTCATGAAAGAGATGTTCGAAGCATCGGTGGACGGACAACCGTTTGATGCCGAGCGCTGGGGTCAGTATTTTCGCCCCGCTGGCATGGTAGCACTCACGGGTTCCCAGCCTGCTGCTACAAGCGATGCTGAAGATACTCCGGTCGCACGTCCAGCGGTGGCCGCGAAGCCTGCGGTCAGCCAGTTTGACGAGGATGATGGACCCGCGGCTGCCGCGGCATCGGTCGTTAAACCTGCTGCCACTACACAGAAAGCCGAGGACATCTTGGCTATGATCCGGGCGCGGCAGAACAAAAACTAATGTTGCAGGTTTACCAACACTGGGACCCACTACGAGTTTGCGTAGTGGGTCGTAGTTATCCCCCAGAATTTTATAGCTGGATCAAAGTTCCACGAGTGCGTAGATTGTTTGAACAGATAGCCACAGAAACCGAAGAAGATTTTCAAAAAATTATATCAATATGCGAAAAATTTTCTGTTAAAATACTACGTCCAAACCTACCAGTTGATACCTTCCAAAATAATCAATTTGTCAGTCCACCTATGACTCCTAGAGATCATATGGTTATGATCGGAAATACCTTTTATGAAAAATATTCTACTAACTTTGATAAAACGACTTATGACAATATCAAAGATTCTGCCTGGCCGGAATGTAATAGTTGGAATGAGTTCAACAATCTTCCAATTGGTATTCAAAATGAATGCAAAGAGATTTTCAATTTTGGGTTAACGCAAATATTTCGAGATGAATACAACGACATTTTTCAATATATTAAAAAGCAAGGTAACATAGTCAAATCAGGACATCTGTGGATCGATGGAGCGATGGTGGCAAGAGTTGGAAAAGATCTTTTTTTTGGTACTGCTTCGAGTGACGCAGATGTTGAAAAAAGTAAAATCCTAATAGATCGAGAATTCGGGGAAACTCGAAATCATTTGATCAACACAGCCGGCCACAGTGATGCAACGTATTGTCCGGTCTGTCCAGGTTTGATTATAAGTTTACATGATATCCCAACTTATGCAGAAACATTCCCGGGGTGGGAAGTGATATATCTACCAAATCAATCTTGGGATAAAGTCAAACCGTTTTTATATCTTAAAGGAAAAAATCAAGGTCGTTGGTGGATACCAGGGTTCGAGTATGATCAAAAAGTATTAGAGACCGTAGAAACATGGTTGAGTCATTGGGTAGGATATGTCGAGGAAACAGTATTTGATGTTAATATGCTGATACTTGATCCTCAAAATGTTTTAGTGTTCAACGAAAACGATTTGGTCTTTGATGCATTTCGTCGATATAACATTACACCACATGTTGCTACTTTTAGGCATAGGTATTTTTGGGATGGGGGAGTGCATTGTGTTACCACAGATTTAGATAGATCTGGTGCTATGCAAGATTTTTTCTCGCAGACTACATGACTAAAAAATGTATCGATTATCGCAATGGTGGCATGGGAAATACGATTCTGGCCCATGTCTTATATGCATCTAATCAAATTGATTTGTCTCTGGCAGATTTCTTTTCTCCAGAGGGAAATGCTCATCGGATATCACACATCAACCAGACCAATTTGACTGCTCGTCATCTCATTGAATTCCCGGATGAATCTGTTGAATGTGTATTGCAAATAATTTCTAAAGATTGGACAGAGATTCTTCGGTGGAAAATGTCTTATAGTAAATGGTGGAAATATGAACCCAACTTAATAAATTGGCATATTTTTTTTGAGCACCATCATACCCTTGACTTAAAAAATCTGTGGGAGGATTTTTATCAAAAAATACGCGATCCTTGTTGGCCTCAATGTGATTTTGATCACCGTGATAATTTACCAAAATTAATAATTGAAGAAATCGATCAAACTTTTGTCGATCCCAGAATTGATATCAAAACAGAATTGAATCTATTAGAATTCTTGACTACAATCTATTATGATCAGTTATCTCAGGCTGTTCAACACAAATTTGATGTTCCAATTCTTCTAATCGATCAATATTTGCACTATGATATTTCTAAATGCGTACAGCTAGCATCATACATGGGATGGACATGGGATGAACTGAAGAGCTCCGGATTTCACATTGCCATGTTAAATGCTAATCGAATCTACTTTGATTGGCTTGATATAATAAAAGAAAATTATCATCTGACACTACAAAAAAATATGTTGAACAAAACATTTAGAACTTGGGAACTAGCTACTTTGATTGCAAAAATCTGCCAAGATCTTGACAAGAATCCAAAAAATATACTTTGGGAAGAACACACTCGTGTGTTGTCTAATAGTAATGTAAAATTATATGAACTAATAGGAATATAAACATGGCAAAACCTTTTGATTAGATAAATAAACTACATGCCCAATAAGGATAGTTTATGTATCAATCATATGTTTACAAAGTAACAAATAGAATCACTAACCAGTTTTACTATGGATCGAGAACAGAAAATGTACGGAAAAACCGATTACCAGAGGAAGATCTATGGAAACATTATTTTACATCATCTAAGAAAGTAAAAGATCTTATTGATGAGTATGGCATTGATTCTTTTGATGTTGAAATACTATCTAAACATGATTCTTACGAGGATTGTTTTTGGGAAGAACAACGATTGATCAAGGAATCCAAAGATCATCCTAATAGATTGAATAAAGCCTGGGTAGATCCAGACACTGGTAAAAAAGTTTTAACAACCTGGAACGAAACCAAGGAAGAAAAAAAACTTAGAATAGAAAAAATGGCGTTGAATAAAAAAGGTAGGTTTAATTCAAACGGTCATTATGGATTAAAGCACACAGAAGAAACCAAGAAAAAAATAGCCGAACAGAAAGGTTGGAAGCACACAGATGAAGCTAAACGAAAAATGCGAAAGCCCAAAGGTCCTATGCCCGAGTGGCGTAAAGAAATATATCAACAAAAAGCAGCCCAAGGGTGGACAAAACGCAGAGAAAAATATGGAGAAAATGGGAGATCAAAATGAGACCGTTTGATGTAACAAAATTCCGCAAAGAAATTACAAAATCTATCGATGGTCTCTCCATCGGTTTCAATGATCCCACTGACTGGGTATCTACTGGCAACTATACTCTCAATTATCTCATTTCCGGCGACTTCCATCGAGGCATACCCTTGGGCAAGGTCACAGTGTTCGCCGGTGAGTCGGGTGCTGGCAAGAGCTATATCTGCTCGGGCAACATCATCCGACACGCTCAAGAACAAGGCATCTTCGTAGTGTTGATCGACACAGAAAACGCCCTTGACGAAGAATGGTTAAAAGCTCTGGGTGTCAGCACCGACGAGTCAAAATTGCTCAAACTTTCCATGGCCATGATCGATGACGTGGCCAAGACCATCTCTACGTTCATGACTGACTACAAGGCCCTGCCCGCGGGTGAACGCCCCCGGGTGCTGTTCGTGATAGATTCGTTAGGCATGCTGCTCACTCCCACTGACGTGAACCAGTTTGAATCGGGAGACATGAAAGGGGACCTCGGCCGCAAAGCCAAATCACTCACCGCACTGGTGCGAAACTGTGTCAACATGTTCGGTGCCTATGGTGTGGGCATGGTGTGTACCAACCACACATACGCCAGCCAAGACATGTTTGACCCCGACGACAAGATCTCGGGGGGCCAAGGGTTCATCTATGCCAGCTCGATCGTAGTGGCCATGCGCAAGCTCAAGCTCAAAGAGGACGAAGATGGTAATAAGATCTCCGACGTCATGGGTATACGTAGTGCTTGTAAAGTCATGAAGACTCGGTATGCCAAACCGTTCGAGGGCGTGCAAGTCAAGATTCCGTACGAGACGGGCATGAACCCGTATTCGGGCTTGACAGACTTGGCAGAGAAAAAAGGCATGCTCAACAAGGACGGCAACAAGCTCATGTTCGTGACGTCAGACGGCGAGATCATCAAGTATTTCCGCAAAGGATGGGAATCAAACGAGGATGGTTGCCTGGACCGGGTCATGCGAGACTTCCAGAATCAGAAGACCGAGGTAAGTACTGCCGACGCCCAAGAGGAGGAGTGAAATGACAGTAGATATCGTACACGAGGTTTGGCAGGAACTTAAACGACATATTTCCACAGGAGATCGCGCAGACGCAGCCGACAGCTTGGTCAATATCTTGATCGACAACGATTACGACGCTGATCAGATACGCGATGCCTTTAAAGGTGATAACGACGTCAAACGTGCCCTGCAGAGTTTTCTTGACGACGCCGAGGAGGATCTCGACGAGGAAGACAATGACGATTATGAAGATTTCTAACAATGAAACGATTTTTTCCTATCCAGTCTGAAACTGCTTGCAGACTCAAATGGGCCTGGAGCACGATTTATCTGACTGAAGCAAAAACTGCCAGTTGTCATCGGGCCAGTAGTGCCAATTTAACCCTTGAGAATTTTGATAACTTTCATAATCTAGAAAACAAAATACGTGATAGAGCCATAATGCTAGAAGGCCGATGGCCTGGTTCGGGTTGTGAATACTGTAGAGACATTGAACTTTCTGGAGGATATAGCGACCGACAATTCCAACTTACTGTGCCAGATGTTTACCCTTCAGAATTAGATATAGATCCTACGGCTAAAGAAGTATCGCCGGTAATATTAGAGATTTTTTTTGATAAGACCTGCAATCTAGGTTGCTTGTATTGCACAGAAAAATACAGTTCAACAATTGCGAAAGAAAATCAAAAGTTTGGTTACATCGATGTCTTAGGACCGCGAGGTATCAATACACATAACCATTATGAATCTTTAGTTCCTAGATTATGGTTGTGGTTAAAACAGCACTCGGAATCTCTCATTCGCCTGGGGATACTAGGCGGAGAACCACTAATACAATCTGATTTCCTAAAGATTCTAGATTTTTTTGAAGAGCACCCAAATCCACGATTGGAATTTTACGTCGTAACGAATCTGATGGTTAAGCCAGCGCATCTCAAACATCACATCGATCGCATACAAACTTTGATAAAAAAACAGTCGATAGGTAAGGTCGACATCTTAGCCAGCGTGGACAGTTGGGGACCAGCACAAGAGTATGTACGTTGGGGATTGGATCGAGACGTGTTTGAATCAAATTTGCAGCAGATCATAGCACAGAAAAATATAACTTTAGGTCTTTTGAGCACAGTAAATTCGTTGAGCATACATGAACTCCCAGATCTTGCAGAAAAATTTTTAGAGTGGAATAGTGATAGAGAGATTTCTTGGTATCTTCATTTTGTGTTACCAATGGGCAAACATGTGTTAAGTCCTAATGTGTTCTCCTATGATCTTTGGCGCCCGTACCTGGATAAAACTCTCAGTTGTATACCGGATACCACTTTTAATCATCGCAATACCAAGAACACCCTCCAAGGCATCATGACAAGGTTGCTTGATTCGAAGTCAGACTATTTGGCCCAACAAAATCTTATCATGTATCTTAACGAAATAGATCGCAGGCGCAATCTTAACTGGCGATCAACATTTCCTTGGTTAGAAAATGCCCTCGCAGATGTGGTATAGCCGGATCACAGCCAATCTCGCTGCCATACCTGATTTCATAGCACACTATGAACAGGAGTTAGCACAGGCCAAACAAGAATGCCGGATCAGTGGCGTGGTAGAGAAAAACATCCGGGATCTCCCCGGCGTCACTGAGCATCGGTTCAATCAGCTGCAAGAGATCGAAGCGGTGCTGAACTATCTCAACATCCAGTTGCGGCGCATACGTCGGAGGCATTTCCAGAAGTATCTGGAAAATTACGCCCGATCGCTCACAGCACGTGACGCAGAGAAGTACGTGGACGGTGAAGATGAAGTCATTGATTTTGAGACCATCATCAACGAAGTGGCACTGTTGCGCAATCGATGGTTGGGCATCATGAAGTCCCTGGAAAGCAAAAACTTCATGCTGGGGCATCTCATACGCCTCAAGGTAGCTGGCATGGAGGATTACCAAGTATCATGACCGCGCCGGTATTTTCTACCCCGGCACAGAGCCATGCACACAGCCTGCGCACACTGCAGAGCCTCTATGAGTACGATGATTTCATGCTGAGTATCAGCACCATGGCCGACATGGGCTATGGCAGCGGGCTTGATCTGGAATGGTGGGCCACGCGTACCACGCGCGATGACTCGCCACAACCACTCAACATACGCTGCGTGGGCTATGATCTCCGGTCTGATCATCGCGTGATCAAATCGCACCCCAACATCACGTATCAGCACCAGGATTTCGAATCTGAGATCTCGTTGCCGCGAGATCAAAAGTTTGATCTCGTATGGTGTCACTCAGCCTGGCAGTATGTCATAGATCCGTTTGGTACCTTGCGGCACTGGTGGCAGGCCATGAATCCCGATGCCATGCTGATCATTTCTGTGCCCCAGACCACTAACTTAGAATTCAACAAACAGGCTTTCGATCAGAGAGATGGGGTGTACTATAACTGGACCGTGGTGAGCCTCATACACGTCATGGCCACGTCGGGATTTGATTGCCGTGGTGGATTTTTCTACAAGGATCCCGCAGATCCTTGGCTGCACGCGGCCGTGTATCGCAGCGCCACGGCACCATTAGATCCCCGGACCACTCGATGGTATGATCTTGACGCCCTGGGACTGTTGCCCGACAGCGCGTCGGCCAGCATCAACCGGCACGGGTATCTGCGGCAGCGAGATCTAGTGCTGCCTTGGTTTGACAAGATGTTCTACTCTTGGGCTGAACAATAAATACTATATGAATCCCTTGATATCAGTTCTGCTGCCTACTCGAAAACGAGTTGCCATGTTGGAAAAAAGCCTGACCAGCCTGCTAGATCATTCTAGACATCCTGATCAGATCGAGATTATGATCGCCTACGATGACGATGATCAGGATAGCAAAGATTATTTTTCTGGGTTTGCATGGTCGAAATTCATCAGTCATTGGCCAGTGCAGCATCAAATATCGTGCGTACCTAGATGGGGATATAGAGAACTGCACAAATACATCAACATGTTGGCTCAAGCCAGTAAGGGAAAATGGATATTTTTCTGGAGCGATGATCCTATCATGGAAACTAAAAACTGGGACGATCATGTGCGTGCCAATGAAGATTTTGTGGGATTATTGCACATAGGAGCCAGCAACGCACCCGTAGACTGCTCCATACTCCCGTTGTTCCATCGTTCCTGGTTAGATCTTTTTGGGTGTGTAAGTCCGGTAAATCATGCGGACAGCTGGATGTCGGAGATATGCCGGAGAGCAGAAGCCAGGATAGTGATACCGGTCACAATATTCCATGATCGGTTTGAAAATTCGGGCAACAATCGCGATGAAACCTGGGAGGACAAGCGCCGAGACATGGAAAATGGCTCAAGTAGCAAAGATTACTATCTCCCTGAAAGCAAACGCCTGCGCCTCGAATGGGCAGAAAAATTAAGAAATTTCCGACAGAATCTATAAAATCTTGTGATTGAGGTCATTGTCTCGCCATGAATGAAGCCATGGGACTTGCTGCTAGATTGAGTTCTTTAGACGATCCGATTTTTACTGTGGTTGATTTTGATGATACTACGATCCATTTGATACTAGAACAGGGGGATTTTTAGTGGGGACTGATAAGAATGTAATGAGATTTCCCAAGGACTATCTGGATCACAAATACGGACTGATACACTTCCATTTTTTCGTGCAATATGCCAAGATCGCTGGTGTAGAAGTCGATCTGGTGGACTCCGATGAACGTGTTTTCATCTCCGATGATCACTTGATCTTTTCCTGTGTAGTGAATGACCAGCAGATCGTCGTTGACTACGCAGATCACAGCACGCGCAACTGGAAAAGCTTTTATCCCAGTTTACCATACTTTAAATTCCAGACCACAGCCAACAATCCAACAGATCTCATACCCTTGGGTCCACCCATGGTGGGTGTCAAACGAAAAGGTACCAAAGGTGCTACCGTGCGTGAATACAATCACCTCAGGGCTAACTATGAGTATCAGCCCGGTACGTCCGTGTTGTGCAAACAGCTACCCAACGGAGCGGCCGTGGAACGTCGCAATCATGTGCATCAGCTGCTGAAAGATAATTTTTCCGAAGTCGATGTCGCTTCAGACTGCGACCAGATAGACTTCTGGACAGCGCATGAGCATTGCCTGGTGGCAGTGTGTGTGCCGGGTGCCACCAACAACATGGTAGACCGCGGGCATTTAGAATTACTGGGTCTCGGTGTCTGCACTATAAGTCCGGAATTGTATACGATTTTCCCCAAGAATAAAAAATTGGTACCCGGGCGTCAGTATATCCGATGTCGTGATGATTACTCTGATCTAGTAGACATCATCCGAATACTGGAAAAAAATCCCATGCGATGTCACAGGGTCGGTCAGGGCGCGCGAGCGTTCTACGAGAAAAACTATACTCCCAAGAAATACTGGCAATGGATACTGGAGAACCTCCAATGATACACATCATATGTCTCAAGTGGGGCAACAAGTATGGGGTCGAGTACGTGAATCGACTGTATCGTGCCGTGAAAAGGAACGTCAGGGCCGATGTCAAATATAATTTCTGGTGTTTCTCAGATGATTTAAATGGGATAGATCGTGGTGTGACAAGAAACACACTGCCCCATGGATCACAGATCAAATCCTGGTGGAACAAACTATGGCTGTTTAGCAATGAAATGCCCATGTTTCGTGGTGATAGGATCTTTTACATAGACCTAGACACCGTGATCACCAGAGACATCACAGATTTACTCACGATAAAATTCTCCGACATCCTGGTGCTGAGAGATTTCTATCATGACATAGCCCGCAGCGCCAACAACATAGGATCGGGGCTGATGTCATGGCACCACGGTGACTATGACTTTGTGTGGCGGAAGTTCATAGCCAACCCCGAGTCCGCGATACAGCGCATGTACCCGCATGGAGATCAGCACTGGATAGACATGAACGTGGCCAAGAAAACGCTGTGGCAAGATGTCCTACCAGATCGCGTGGTCAGCTACAAGGTGCATTGTGCCCAGGGACTACCGCCCAAGGCCAGTGTCATATGTTACCATGGCCAACCTTCCGTGCCCGACAGCGCGACGTTGGGTCATGACTGCCGCACGGCCACACGATCTTGGCATGTACCAGCCCAGCCCTGGATCTTAGACCACTGGAGGGATTGATGCCCAGGTACACCACTTATTTCCTGGAATTACCAGCCCGGCAGATATTCGGGTCAGTGGGTCGCAGCGGTGGAGGTTACAACTCGGTGTGGAGCGATTGGACACCACAGGGTCAACAGAACCGAGAACTCATCATGGCCGAGTACGAAAAGGCCATGGATGACCTCTGCGGTCATTACCGGCTGCTGGAGCAGAGCATATTGCAGGAAGGTTTCCGTAGCCCCATCATCGTGACCTGTGGATATCCGCGACGCCGCAGCATGGAACAACTACCTCCTGAACTGCGGTCACAGAGCCCCAACCAGATCTTGATCATGGAATCTCTCACGGGAGGCAGCCGGCTCTGGGCAGCGCAGAAACATGACATGACCATACCATGCTTGGTCAATGACTGGACTGGTAGATTCTTGGGCAACAATCCCATACTCACCATCCAGCAAGCACGGGCCTGTTACACAGATCCACCCCAGGGTCTAGCGTTCGATCATCGCCTGGGCCTGGTAGAATCGTTTGATCAGCGCAAGGTAGGACACCACCTAGGCGAGACCTGGCGCGAAGACGTCCTGATGCCACAGAGATCGCCCATATGGATCGGCATCATGAATCGCTATGGTTATCGCATCGATCGGTTACCAGACGTGGTAGTCCAAGCCCTGGCTGCGCAGGGATTCAAGCAAAACTAATCATCACAGTCAAGCCGTCCCACGGTCTCGCGCTGGATATCATCGTGTGGGAACTCACACCAGTAGATCTCAAACGCCACGGTATCTTCCTGGGCTTCGAACTGATGGAATTCTCCCGGCGCCACACGAGTATACTGCCCCGCAGTCAGCACAGTGACATCCACTAGATCATAGTCGTTCTTCCAGACTCGTATCAACAGACGTCCAGATTCCACGAAAAATCCATTGAACTTGTGCTGATGCCGATGCTTGCTGCAGATACCTCCGGCCAGGACTTCGATCCGGTGTAGTTCCAGCGAGTGATTTGATTCTATAGATTGGGTCTGACCCCAGATTTTTCCTGATATCATGACATGATTCCGTTGGCGTGGATTATTTATAGACATACATATGACACATGCACACAAACCATGCTGATCCGATCTACGCCTGTGTCTTACACGGGGATTACTATGACTGGCGTTACGTAGAACGGCTCAGGTCAATGCTGAGGCGACACGCAGATCCCAATATCACCCTGCATGTGTTCACGGAACCAACACGAACTGTGCCCAGTGATTACTGCCGGCATGATCTCCGGCCCTGGGACCAAGTGCATGGACCCCGACAGGCCTGGTGGTACAAGATGCAGATGTTTGATCCCAGGCATGGATTGGGGCGTGTTATCTATCTGGATCTAGACGTTGTGCTGGTGGGAGATTGCTCCTGGCTGGCAGGTTTGGATTCTGCATATTTCTGGGCTCCCCGGGATTTCCGGTACCTCTGGCGTCCCTCTTGCCAGCAGATCAACAGCAGCGTCATGGTCTGGGACAATGCTGCATTTCCCGAGATCTGGCGGGGTTTCGCCGCACAAGATATCGCATATGTCATGCGCCGATTCAAAGGCGATCAAGACTACATCTACAGCTCGTTACCGCAGGATCGACTAAGATTCATAGATCCAGGACTAGTCAAGAGCTGGCGCTGGGAGATACACGATGGCGGTATAGACCCTGTGACCCGACGGCCATGGCGACCCGGATCTGGGGGTCTCCTGAGCCCAGATGCCAGGATCTTAGTGTTCCACGGCCATCCAAAACCCCACGAAATCGCAGATTCCGTGATAATACAGCACTGGTCATGACATGTTAGTAAGCATTAACTAATCCAGCTATCCTTTGTAATTTTCGTGGCTTTTTTGGTTGACCAGAAATTCCGTTCCGTGTATATTTGTAGAATAATACATAGGAGCAATGATGATCTACTCAGAACATTTGGCCCAGCGCCTTTTTGAACTTGATCCCACACTAGATGCCACCGGTGCCGCGGGTGCTGTGCTGGACGCGGCTTGGCCCCTTGTGGTACAAGATTGTGGCGTGAAGTCCGCGCAGTGGAGTTTTTGGTACGATGAAGATTTCCCCAGCGAAGTGGTCACTGCCTACGCAGAACGTCAACGGTTAGTTAGTGCCAACTAACCTATGTTTTTTGTGCGGTTGACAATAAATCTACGCCACGCTATAATAACATCATAACAATTGCAGAAGGAGCTAGCAATGACCCAAGTAACATTCCGTAGCGGCACTTACCGCAATCAAGACGTCACTGGCATGAGTTTTGAGTTAGTGCGTGACTTCGTCACCGACGCGCGCGGTGGTAACGTGGTGGTGTCGAACAGTGGACAGTTCCCCGGCTATGCGGATCAGATCCGCATCCGCGTAAATAGCATCGATGACATCCAATTCCAAGGAGAGAGGCCCGTGAGCCAACCCAACACTGTAAAGTTCGCCCCCATCGCCCCGTCGGAAAGCGACGAAGAGATCATGGACCGAATCGAGCAACGGTTTACGGTGCTAGATGACATGACCAAAGCTGCCATCGCTGGTGACATCCGTGCCATGATCGTCACCGGCCCTCCTGGAGTGGGCAAATCATACGGCGTGGAGTACCAGCTGGAAAAAGCCGGTTTGTTTGATGTCGTGGGCAATCGCAAAGTAAAGTATGAAGTGATCAAGGGTGCCATGACTCCCATTGGACTCTACTGCACGCTGTACAAGCATTCAGACGCTCGCAACGTCCTGGTGTTTGACGACTGTGACTCGATCCTGCTGGACGACATCGCGCTGAACATACTCAAAGCCGCGCTAGATTCCGGCAAGAAACGTCGTATCCACTGGAACTCGGACTCATCGATGT